CTATATGACTTGATTTTGTTATAAATCCATTATCTAACATAAAATCTAAAAACTCAAAGATATGCATTACATTAAAAATCGTGGTAGTATATTGAAAATTATAATGTATTCCATTTTTAGTATCAGATACTAAAGCAGGTTTTGATATTTCTCGTATTTTTTTAAGATTAACTAAAAATTTTTTAGTATCAAACCCTACTCTTTGATATTCTCCAATATCATTAATACCATCACATGAAATAGATAAAAATACTCTCTGAAAATCTTTCCATATATCTATCAATTCATTTTCGTCATATGTTATTACAGAAAGGTTTGTATTATAATGAATACTTATAGGAATTTTTTCATCATCTTTTTTTAATTTTTGCATTTCTTTTAAAAACCTAAAATGTTCTGGCATGATTAAAGGTTCTCCTCCTGCAAAATAAATTGATTTTAAATTTGGTATTTGTGGTATAAAATCATCTACAATTGTATCAGATACTTTTAAAACTTTATCAACCCCCTCCATAGAATGAGGAATTGTTTTGTTTGTTAAATCATACCAATTGGATGAAAAGTTATGATTACACATTCGACACTGAAAATTACAAAGATTAGAAAATCTTATATCTGCAGTTTGAACTTTAAAATCAATTGAATAATCTTCTTTAGGATTTGGGGTATCTAACCACTTATGTAGTTTGTTAAATTGATGTCTTGGAGATTCTTCACCTCTATCTTCTTTTTTATAACAAACATCACAGGCAGAATTTCGTTTTCCTTCCATCATATCTTTTCTGAGTGTTTTCATTTGCTCAGAATTCCAGGCATCTTCTAATTTTGTTTTTCGAAGATTTATAGGAGTTTCAAAACTATCTGCAATACAACATGGTCTCATTTCACCAGTTGGTTCTGCGTAAAAATGAGAAAAGGGCATTACACAATATGTGTCCCCATTTTTCAAACTTTTAATTTTAATTTTGTAATTTGTTTTTTCTCAACACCATATTGTTCACAAATATATTTTATATTTTCTCTACCTTCTCGTGTTGAGTATAGAATTTCACAATACTCTTCGGCTTCTTTAATTGAACATACAAAATCTTGTTTAATTAAATCAATTAACCAACTTTCGTATTTGTTATCTTTTTTACCTTTGGTATATTTTAAATAATATCTACCTTTTGGAATCAATCCAATGAGTGCAAGATATAAATTTTTAGGTTCTAAAACTTGTGTGTATGGTTGTATTTCTGAAAGAACTTCTATCCAATCAGGGTTCATAGAAAGAAATCTATGAATCATGTAGTTTGACCATGTACGCTTATCCCCATCATCTAAGGTTTCCCAATAATCAATTCTTTGTTCTGTTGTGATTGCCTTAATGTGGTCAAATAGTGTTTTACTTGCCATAATTTATTTTAGGTATAATTTCTTGATAAAACTTCTTAGCACCAGTAGGTGAAAAGTGTTTATCTTCTTCATTTATATATGCTTTATTTTGATTTATCCAATCCATAACACTTCCATCATACAAGGAATTAATATGTTTTGCGTATTCTCCAAATGCGGTGGTGTGATGAATAAACCAAGTGTAAATGTTTTTATTTGAATGTAAATTTAATAATGAAATAAAAGAATCCCATAAAATAATTTGTTCACTATCCATATGTTCCAATCCAAGGTCTCTAATACGAGTTTTCATCCTATCAACAAGTTCTCCCTTATCTTTTTCTATCGCGTATGGATTTGTTGAATCACTTAAAGTAGGAATATCTATTCTTTGACTATCTGGTAATTGAATGATAACCAAATCATCTTCATACCATTCACTTTGTGTTTTTATGACTTCCAATATAGTTGATACGATACCATGACCATTATAAGCATAGTTTTCTATTTCAAGATTAAATTTATCCGAAACATATTCGTACCAAGTCTTTCCTTCCAATTCACAAAATTTTCGTGTGTAATCAGTTGAAAAAGAACATCCATAAATCCAAAGTTTATTCATTATTTTTTTGAAACTCTTTTGGTAATAGTTCTTCACAAATTTCACCACAATCACCACACAAATAAACTTGTACAGGTATTAAAAGGTCTTGTGGAGTTCCTGCTGCAATCTTAGGAACTTTTAGAAACTTATTACCATCAATAAATATAGAGCTATTACAATGCTTACAAGTAATTTCTTTTGCTTGTGATATATCTATCTTAGGTTGTTGAGGCGGTGGTGTATTTCCACCACCATCATTCATTCCAATAATTCTTGCCATAATAAAGTATTTTTAATCAAACCACTGGTCACGGTTTGTTTTAATTTTATGTATACCAGTTTTTCTAAGAGAATCTCTTTTTTTCTCTTTATATTCTTGTACTTTTTTCTTGAAATTTTTTTGTTTATGTTCTTGCATACCATCAAGGTACTCTAACATACCATCAAAATCGTGTTTTCCCAACTCATCAAGTTGTTCATCAGTTAAAGGATTATTCGGGTCGTATTTCATATCTTATATTTTATGTTACAAATATACGAAAAAAAATTTAATTATACAAATAATTTTTCTAAAACTTCATAAACAACTTCTTTTACGTTTCCATATTGTTTATAAATTTCTTTACCATTTTTAAATGCAACTACCATTGGTATATTAGTTAAATCAACTAAATTTGATGATTCTTTAAATATATCTGGGTTTACAAAAATAAAAGGTATATCTCTATGAATTTGTGAAGCATTATCAAACTCTGGTTTTAGAATATCACAATTTCCACACCAATCAGTACCAAACATTACCATCACTTTTTCAAGATTACTAATAATATCTTGAAGTGAATCCGTTTCTAATTTTATCATAAGATACCAACGATTTGAATAATACAACTCATGAAAGTAATTTCTTTATCTACTACAAGTGCATCTTTGTGTTGTGATTCTGAAAGGATAAGAATAATGTTTGAGGTGTTGTTACCACCATATTCATCTACCTTTTCATATAAGAAAGTGTATAGTTCTGTAAAATCAGAAATTCTTGCATCTGCAATAGCTTGTCTGATATTTTTCCATTTGTTTGGTTTTGCATCAGAACCTTTTAGAATCTCAACTACCTTTGATTTGATATCTGAATCAATTACAGAGGTTGTATCGAGTTTTAATTGTCCTTTGGATGAATTTAGTTGACAAGTATTGATAATCTTTCTAATATCAGGATATGAACTATCAATGATAGGTACAAGGTCTTTTGGTTCGAAACTTACACCTTCTTTACCCAAGATTTGTGAGATTTGTACCGCAACATCTTTTTTGGTTGGTGGTACGATTTGGAAAGTTTGACATCTACTTTGAATTGGGTCAATAACCTTTTCTACATAGTTACACGTCAAAATGAATCTACAATGTTTTGAGAAAGTTTCCATCAAATTACGGAGAATTGCCTGTGCATTTGGTGTCATGTAATCAAACTCATCAAGTATGATTACTTTCATATCCTTAAAACCAATTGTTGATGCGAAACCCTTTACTTTGTTTCTAACTGTATCTACATTGTTCTCATCAGATGCGTTTATAATGATATAATCACAACTGATTGAATTAACGATAAGTTTTGCAAGTGTAGTTTTACCCGTACCTGCCTTACCAAAAAATAAAAGGTGAGGTACATCTCCACTTTGAAGATAATCTGCAACCTTTTCTTTAAGGTGTATTGTTTACCTTTTCTGATGTGTTATCTTCGAAGAATGCCATATATTAAAATGTTGAGTTTTTGACCTCTACACAGAAGTCTTTTAGTTTTTCTAATTTGGTAATGATAGATTCTTTTCTACTTCTATCAATATCACCACTATTTAATTCTCCAATAATTTCTTGGAGTGAACGAGCTGTGATTAACAACCCATCTTCTTTTGAGTTAAGAAAATTTTCAGATACTCTGAACTTTCTTGCAATTTCTGTTAAATTCATAATAAGCCTATTTTAAAGTTTATACAAAGATACGAATTATTTTTCAAATATCCAAGTATTATATTATATTTTTTTTGAGAGTTAAATGATTAATTTTATAATTTCCTTTACGGTATATTTTCCAACCTTAATTACATGATATGGAATATTGTTATCTTCTAATATTTTTTTACAATGATTATCGATA